GATGCGGTCGGCGATGTTGGCGGCGCCGGATCCGTGGCGCGGATGTTCACCGGCGGCGAGGCCTCATGGCCGGGGCGCAGCTGGGCGAAGGGGAGGGTGGTCGGCGATGCGGCGGCCATGGCGAGGCTCCGGTGCGGCGAGGGGTTGAGGGATCAGGTGGCCAGGGGGTCACAAGGCTCTTGCGAGGCGCAGGAACTCTTCGGCGAGGTTCTCCTTCACCGCCTCGGCGAGGCGGCCGAGGATGGAGGCGACGTCGCCGGCGCCGTTGCGGGTCATGGCGTGGACGAGCTCGTCGAGGCTCGCGCCGTGCTGCAGGGCGAAGGAGAGAAGGATGGCGCCGTCGCGGAGGATCGCCTCGATGTCGGTGCCGACCTTTGGCGCGGTGACGAAGACCTCGCCGACACGGCCGTCGGGATAGAAGCCCGCTGTGACGGCATAGGTGTCGTTGCCGATGAAGAGGCTGATGGTGGAGGCCGGCCGGCGCTGGGGCAGGGGAATGCGGGTCGTCATCCGGCGGCGCTCCTGTTCAGCTGTTCCATGGTGAGGCGGGTGGCGCGCAGGAGCGGCGGCCAGGCCACTTCCATGAGCACCACGACATCGGCGACGGGCGCGCCCTTGGGGGTGCTGGCCTGGGCCTTCGCCACGGCGGTCTGGACGGCCACGAGCACAAGGGCGAGGTCGTTCAGCAGGTCCGTGGCCGTGGCGCCGGGGCGGGCCGCGGCATAGGCGTTGATCCAGGGCTGCACCTCGGCAAGCAGGGCCGATTCCAGCTCGCCCTGCAGGCAGGCGACGGGGGCGACGGTCATGGCGTTGACCTCGCCGCGGCGGTGGCCCTATCCAGCCGCTCGATCTCGGCGACGAGAAGCGCTGCGGCACGGATCAGATCGCGTCGCCGATCCTTGGGCTTCCACCATTCGCGTGACCAAGGCCAAGCCTTGGGCACATTTGCGATCCTGTCTCTCAGCGGAATGCCGGGAAGAGCATAGCAGGCGGCCGCAGCCGCCATTTCGCCGTTGCGATGCTGATCGTCATGGGCGGGTGTGCAGCCCTCGGCCTCAACTTGCCGGCGGCGCTCGGCCGCGATCTCGTCGATCACCGCCATCACGCCGCCCTCTCGACGCCGAAGGCGATGTCCATGTCGGTAAGGTCCGGCTCGCGGACGTCGGGGGCAAGGCAGGCGGGAGCGCAATCGACGAGGTCGATGTCGCCGGCGTCGGGTCCTTCGTGGCTCGCGTCGCCCGCGCAAGCCGAGGGCGCCGCTTCGCCGCCGCCGAGCGCGATCACCTCGTTCTTCAGGGTGGCCAGCTCGGCGTCGAGGCGATCCCAGTCGCGGGCCAGCTCGGCCTGGTGGGCCTTCACCTGTTCCAGCCGCCAGCCGAGGCGGGTGAGGTCAGTTTCGGTGCAGTCGCCCTTCTCGGCGGCGATGCGGCGGCCGTCCTCGTCCATGCGGGCGGCGACGGCGGCCGGGTCGGCCATGAAGGCGCGGGGGTTCGGCCAGCCCTCGGGCAGCCTGTGGTCGGAGGGGGAGAGATAGGCTTGCACGCACATGGCGGCCTCCTGTGGTCAGCGATGACCGGGAGGCTAATTTAATACATCATGTATTGTCAATACGCCATGTATCAAGACGGGCGAAGCGGCGTTGATACATGGCGAATCAGCGGGAGGGGCGGGAGCTTGCCGGAGCGAGGATGGCCGGCGATGCGCCGGGCGGCACGGTGACCTGGATGGTGATGGTCTGGGGCTGCTGGCGCGGGGCGAAGACGACGGCGATGGCGATGAGCGCGACGGTGCCGATGACGCCCCAGACGATGAGCACGGAGGTGCGCCAGACAGACCGGACGCCCTCGCCGGCGCCGCGGGCGACGCCGGCAGTGGCGCTGCCGACCGCGGCGACGGCGCGGACCGGTGCGGTGACGACCTGGGTGCCGGCCTGCACCGTGGCTTTGGCGGCCTTTGCGGCGGCCTCGGCCGAGGCCTCGCCCCCCGCCTTGACGGCGCCGGTGGCGGTGCGTGCGAGATCAGCCGCCTTGCCGGCTCCCGCCACGGCGGCGCCCGCTGCCGCCGACGCGCCATCCCTGGCGAGTCCGGCCGCCGTGGTCGCGACCGTTGCGGCGGTGGAGAGGGTGGCGCCCGCCGCCTTGCCGGCGAGGCGAGCCGCCGCTCCCGTGGCCTGGCCGGCCGTGGTGGCGACCTGTCCGGCGCCGGTGATCGCGGCGCCGGCGACGCTGCCGGCGAGATCCCGCGCGGTGCCGGCCGCACCGCCGACGATGAGGCGAAGGTTGCGCTTCGGCGGGAGGTGAGCGGGAGGATTGTGGCGCGTGTCGTCCATGGTCAGCGGCCCGGCTGGGCCGACGTGGGTGGGATGGACCCCGGCGGGACTGCTCTGGGCGGCAGAGCGAGCGCCGCGGGGTCGCAGGTGTAGCGGAACTCGAACTGGGGCTTGATGACGATGTAGCCCTGGGTGACGCGGCACTGGGCCCGGCCGGTGGCGGCGAGGTGGGCCTCGGCCGCCGCCTGGAAGTGCGGCAGCGGCGGCGTGGTATCGACCATGCCCAGCATGAGGCCCGATCCCATGCCTTGCCCGGCTGCGCTGCCGATGCTGGAGGTGACCATCATGCGGCCGTCGGCGGGCTTGTCGAAGACGCGGTAGCGGTCGTCGGGCATCTGCACCTCGACCGGCTCGATGCCCGTGTAGTGATCAATGGCGTGCTGCATGCCGGCGCAGCCGGTGAGTGCGAGCGCCATCGTCGCCAACCATGCCCGTCGCATGCCCGCCTCCCCCTTCTGTTGTGGGTCGAGGATTCCGCAACCGCCGGAGGCGGTCAAGCCGAGCTACATGCGGATCAGCGAGAGCTTCACCCGGCCGATGATGGTCGGCTCGCCGCCGGCCCGCAGTTTCAGGGGTGCGTGATCTTCGTTGGTCGACACCGGACCCCAGCCGGAGTCGGGTCTCCATCGCTTGTAGGTGGCCGCTCCCGTCTCGTCGGCGATGACGTAGCAGGCGTTCGGAACGAGCCGGCGATCCTTGCGGTTGACGAAGATGATGGAGCCGGGCGGCGAAATCTTGTTCATGGAATCGCCATCGACCTCGAGGGCGATCCAGTCGCCGCCCGCGTCGAGATCCGGGCCGACGACCCGCGTGGCGTCGGCATATTCCTCGACCGCATCGGCGAGAACGAGGGGGCCGGCGCTCACCCAGGAGACGAGGGGAACATCGAGCGAGACGCCGGTATTGGCCGGCTGCATCTCACCGCGCCCCGACAGCAGCCAATCGACGGAAACGCCGAAGTGGCGGGCATACTGAACGGCGCGCTCGCGACCGAAGGCACGGGTGCCGTTTTCGTTCGAAACATAGGTTGACACCGGCACGCCGATCGCCCGGGCGGCATCCGTCCTCGCCCGGTATTTCAGCTTGCGTGCCTTCTCGAGGCGTTCGTGCATCGTCGACATAATACGCAGCGTATCGCTGTGGATGATGCATGGTGTATTGACGCCAGAATAATACATCATGTATCAATCCCCTCATGACACGGACCCAGCGCCTGCGGCAGGCCAGGAACTGGCCGCAACACCGAATGGCGGACTACCTCGGCGTTTCGCAGCCGACGGTGACGCGACTCGAGGCCGGCCAGCCTGAGTCCGGCCCGATCTCGCGGCTTCTTGACCTGCTGGATGCCGTTCCCCTTCCCGCCGCTCCCGAGACCGACATGCAGCCTGCGGCGGGCCCTTCGGCCGGCGCGACCGATGACGCGCCGGCCGCTTTTTCGGGAGAGGCCGCATGAGCGGGAAACGCGACATCCAGAAGCGCTCGAAGGCTGACAAGCCGAAGCGCCGGCGGAGTTCGGCCCCGAACGGCTTTCGGCTTGGTGATGGCTTTCGGCAGGGTCTCGGCGTGGCGGCGAGCAACGCGGCGGCCATGGGCCTCCAGGGCGTGGCGAGTTTCGCGGGCGCCTTCGCTGCGATGGAGGCGGGGCGGCGGCGGTTCATGGTGATGGCTCCGGTGGGGGGCGATGAGGCCGAGACTGCCCCGGCCGTTGCTGCCGGATCCGCGTTGCCGGCGACGGAGAACGCGGCGCCCGGCTCCCGATTCGATGCCGCGCGGTTTGCCGGCCGGGTGAAGCCGGGCGCCGTGCGCAACTTCCTGCGCGCCGAGTTCAAGGGGCAGAAGCCGCACCTGCGGGTGGCGGCGCTGACCGGGATTCCGGAGGGCACGATCCGCAACGCCATGGCCTGGAACGGGCCATCCGAGCTTTCCGGCGGGCACATGCTGCGCCTCGTCGCGGTGTTCGGGCCGGCCTTCCTCGCCGCGGTGCTGGATCCCGCGCCCGGCTGGGTGCGGCAAGCGGAAGGGGAGGGCGGCGCATGACCGGTCCCCAGTACCGCGAGCCGCGCGACCCGCCTGAGGGCGTTCTGAGCCCCGGCTTCGTCATCTCCGTCTTCGTCGTCGGCGCGGTTGCCGCGCTGGTCTTCGCGTTCCTCGCCGCCTGAGGGCTGCGGGGCGTCTCAAGTCCTCTGGAGGTTCATGCCATGACGGCGCCGCCGCGCTTCAATGCCGGCCCCGAGACGCGGGGCATCACCATCACCGTCAATGAGCGGGTCTATGCCGGGCTCGTCGACATGGCGCGGGCTGCCGCGCGGACGCCAAGCGTGCAGGCGCAGCTGCTGTTCGATGCGGCCTATTCGGCGCGCTGCAAGCCGACCGGCGACCGGGACCTGGATGCGGCGGTGGCGGCGATGGACGAGCCGGCCCCGCTGGGCAGCCCGCTGCCGGGGGGGCTGAGGGTCACGGGCAACCGGCACGCGAGCCTGGACGAAGGTGGGCCGCGAGATCCTGACAACCCGGCGCATCACATCCTGCCGATGGCCGTCATCGCCATCGCCTCCCGGGTGGCCGCCGAAGCCATGGGGGGGGGCATGGCTGAGGCTCCCGCTGCCGCCGTCACCGAAACGGAGAACGACCATGTCGACGACGCGTCCGTTACGGCGCACGCCAGCGCCGAAGAAGTGGCGTCGCAGGATGCGTCCGGCGCCATGGGTGTCACTGAGGATCCGGCGGTGGAGCCTGTTCCGGCCGCTGCAGAACCAGCCGGAGCGCCGGTTGAGACGCCCTCCGAGCCGGTGGGCGTGGCTGCGCCTGCGGTGGTCGGCGCAGGAGAACCGGCGGACACGGCGCCCGCGCCCGCTGCGGCACCTTCGGAGCCGCTGATCAGCGCGGCGACCCTGAAATACATGCGGACGCTGAGGTCCATCGGCAATTCGATGGACGAGATCGCCGACATGGTGGGGCTGCCGGTGAAGGCGGTTCGCGAGGCGCTGGCGGTGCGGCGATGACGGGCCGGCAACTTTCTGTAGCGGAGCCGACGCCGGAAGAGCGGAGGGCCATAGCGGCGCTGAAACGTCTCGCCAAGCGATGGCCGAAGACGCTTTGGCTTTTCTCGGCCGGTGGGTCGCTTTGCGTCATGCAGTGTGGGCCTGACGGCGACCGACTGCGTGTCTCTGGTGGCGCCGCAGACCCCGCCGCATGTCTCGCCACTATCGACATCCGCAACGACGGGGGCGACTGGTGACTGTCGCCATGCTGCCGATCCACCCGCTGGCGGAGCTGTTCCCGGCGATCGAAGGCGAGGCCTTCGATGCGCTGGTGGAGGACATTCGCCGGCACGGGCTGCACGAGGAGATCGTGCTGCTCGACGGCGCCATTCTCGATGGCCGCAACCGCTACCGCGCCTGCCTGATGGCCGAGGTGGAGCCGCACTTCGTCTCCTTCACCGGGCCCGCCGCGCCGCAGATCTTCGCCGGGCGCGACCCGCTGGACTTCGTGCTGTCGCGCAACCTGCACCGCCGACACCTGAGCGAGAGCCAGAGGGCCATGGTGGCGGCGAAGCTGGCGACGCTGGGCGAGGGGCGACCGGGCAAAACTCCGCAAATTTGCGGAGTTTCAACGACCCGCGCCTCCGAGCTGCTGAACGTGTCGAGCCGCTCTATCGAGACCGCCCGGCAGGTGCGCGAGCGCGGGGTCGGCGAGCTTTCCGCGGCTGTCGAGGCCGGCGACGTCTCCGTCTCGGCCGCCGCCGCCCTGGCGTCGCTGCCGCTCTCCGAGCAGGCCATCATCGTGGCGCGGGGCAAGGCGGAGATTCTCGCCGCGGCCAAGCGCTTCCGCGACGAGAACACGGCGCGCAAGAAGGCCCTGAGGGCGGAGAAGGAAGCCCGCCTCGGCGCGAAGCAGCGGGCGCTGCCGGAGCGGCGCTTCGGCGTGATCTATGCCGACCCGGAATGGCGCTTCGAAAACTGGAGCGACGAGACCGGCATGGACCGGGCGCCGGAGAACCACTACCCGACCTCCGACCTCGAGACGATCTGCCGGCGCGACGTGGCGGGCATTGCGGCCGAGGACAGCGTGCTCTTCCTGTGGGCCACCGTGCCCATGCTGCCCGAGGCGCTGCAGGTGATGGCGCGCTGGGGCTTCACCTACCGGTCGCAGTTCTGCTGGGCGAAGGACCGGGCCGGGCTCGGCCGCTGGAACCGGAACCGGCACGAACTGCTGCTGCTCGGCACGCGCGGCTCGCCGCCATGCCCGGCGCCCGGCACCCAGTGGGACAGCCTGATCACCGCGCCGCTGGGGCGCCACTCCGAGAAGCCGGAGAACTTCCACCGGCTGATCGAGGACTACTTCCCGACCCTGCCGAAGATCGAACTGAACGCGAGGCAGTCGCGGCCCGGCTGGGATGCATGGGGCTTCGAGGCGGAGGCACCATGACCGCCTTCGCCGAACACGGTCACTTCGACGCCGCGCGCTGGCTGGCCGCCTGCCTCGCCGACCCCGACGGCTTTGTCGAGGCTTCGGCGGAGATGGCTCAAGCTGCGGCCGAGCACGCCTATGGCCGGCGCTTCACCATTCACCCGTTCCGCCCGCCGGAACACTTCACGGCCGGCCTGCTGACGGTCGACCGGCAAAGGGTGACCGGCGGGCAGATCTACGCCTCCTGGGCGATCGTTCCGACGCCCGAGGCCGGGGCGCCGGGGCTCGTGCCGGTGCTGCGGAAATGGATGGGGCCGGCGATCGGCTCGCCCGGCTGGGTGCGGGTGGCGGGCTTCCTCGACACGGCGGCGGCCAAGGCGGGGCTTCGGGCCCTGCACATGGCGGGGCGGCGGGAGGGCGGCGGCCCGCCCGACTGGATGAGGCCCGACGGCACAGCCGATGTCGGGGCCGTGGAGCGCGTGCTGATGGCGGAGGGGATGATGCCCGGCCGCCTCGGCGCTTCTGCAACCCGTGTCTATGCGTGGAGGCGATGATGACGCGACCTGGTGGAAGTCCCTTTCGGCGTGACGCGGCGGCTGAGATGCGCGCCCGGGCGCTGGCGATCCGCCGCCAGCTGGACGCGCTGCGGGGAGAACTCGACACGCTCGAGGAGCGGGCCGTGGCGGCCGAGGTGCACGCCGGGGCCAAGCCTGCCGAGTTGGCAGCCCCCCGCTTCACCCTGCAGCTGCGCCAGACGGCGCGGGAGGTCGGCATCAGCGTTGCGCAGCTCTGCGGGCCTTTCCGGGCCCGGGCCATGGTGGTGGCGCGCGACGAGCTCTACTGGCTCGGCGCGGTGCATTACGGCCTTTCGCTGCCGCTGATCGGCCGGCTGATGGGCAACCGCGACCACACGACGGTTCTGCACGGCAAGCGGCGGGCCATGGCGGCCCTGAAGGCGGCAGGGCTCGCAGATGTCGAGGCCATGCTGGCCCTGACGCCTGCGGAGCGCCGGGCGATCATGATGGCGCATTTCGAGGCGACGAACGGCCGCTCGCAGGATGACCAGCGGGAAGGCGCCGGGGCATGAGCTTCAAGGCGGTCGGATGGGCGATGGAGACCGGGCGGCGCATGGGCCGGGAGCTTCCCGCGCCGCTGCGCTGGCTGCTCGTCTGCGTCGCCGACCGGCAGAACGAGGACACCGGCTATACTTTCATCCGCCCGCGAAAGCTTGCGGAAGACCATGGCAATTCGCTGGACTGGGTGAAGGGGGCGCTGCGCCAGCTGGAGCAGCTCGGCCTCATCGCCCGGGTGCGCCGTCTGAAGGCCGACGGCAGCCACGACACCTCCCTGCTCATCGTGCTGCACGACGAGGCGGCCCGTGAGAAGGCGGCGGAACTCGGCTGGACGCCGCCGCTGCCGGATGCGCCCGACGAGCCGGAGGAGACACAAGATGTTGAGGGGGTGGGGGTGGATTCACCCCTACCCCCCGAAAGGAGGGGGTGGGGGTCTGCGGACCCCCAGGGTGGGGGTGAAATCACCCCTACCCATATAGATGAACCTGGAAGTGAACCTCTATCCCCCTTGCCCCCCTCGCGTGCGACGCGGGAGGCGGTGCCATCAGCGGGACAGCCCCTAGCGGTGGTGCCTTCGGGCAAGGGGCCAGCGAGCTGGCAGCCGGACGGCTGGAGCCCCGACACGGCCGGAGCGGATGCCTTCCTCGCCGGCTGGGAGCCGAAGACGGCGGGCGACCTGCCGGAGGTCGTGCGGCGGACATGGGCGAAGCTTTCGGCGGAGGATCGGCGCCAGGCCGTGGCGCGGCTCGCCGACTGGCGGGCGCAGATGCGGCGGGAGGGCAAGCGGTTCGGCACGGCCAAGGCCTATCTGCGCGACAAGGCCTGGCAGGCGCTGGACCATGTGCGGGCTGGCCGCCGGGACGGCAGCGCCATGGCGGTGTTCTGGGTGCGGGAGGGCTCTGCCGAATGGGAGGCCTGGGCCCGGCACGAGGCCCGCGAGGGCCGCCGCATGGTGGCCTTTCCGTCGAAGCACGAGGCCGGCGTCGGCCGGCACATGCCCTCGCTCTGGCCGCCGCGGATGGCGGCTGCGGCGGGCGGCGGGCGCGATGCGCTGGCCGAGAGCCATGACGAGTTTGCGCGGGTCAGCGGGCTATGAGCGAGGGCGGGATGGACGGGATGATGGGTGGCGTGCCGCTGCTCGACTGGTATGTGGTTGCGACGAAGCCGCAGAGCGAGGCGCTGGCCAGCCGCTCGATCGCGCGGCTCGGCTTCCGGTGCTACGCGCCGACCATGCCGGTGACGCTGCGCTGCGGCCGCAAGGGCACCGAGACGGTGGTGCAGAAGCCGACCTTTCCGCACTACCTCTTCGTGCCCTTCGACGCGGTGCGCGACCCCTGGCCGCGAATCGCTTCGGCCTTCGGCGTGTCGCGGATTCTGACAACCGGCGCGCCGAGCTGGTCGCCGCTGCGGCTGCCGAAGGGCTTCGTGGAGCGGCTGATGATGGCGATGCCGGACGGCGCTGCGCAGCCGAATGTCGTGATGTTTCAAGTGGGTGACGAGGTGACCGTGCAGGGCGGGCCATTCGACGGCGTAATGGCCCGGATCGCGACACTTGACAGGCGCGGCCGTTGCAGCCTGTTGTTGCGCATCCTCGGCGGCGAGATCAAGGCGCAGTTCGAGGTAGCTCAAATCGCCAGGCGACGGTCGGCTTGACCGGATGACATTGGCGAGGGTGGCGGCGGCACGGAGGGTGTGATTCACCCCGCCGTGCGGATGCCATAGACGACCTGAACAGCCCGGCCATCGTGCCGGGCTTCGTCATTTCAGAGGGCATAGGGCAGTGCGGGGCGCCCATCCCATCCGCGGGGCCCGGGAGGGCAGGGGCAGTTGATGCCGATCAAGCCGCCAACCTTCAGGACGAAGTCGCAGCAGCTCGCGGCCGACACCGCCCGCAGGGAGTACGATCGACGCCGGATGGCGGAGAGCGAGACCCGCCGGCTCTATGGGACGGCGAGGTGGAAAGAGATCCGCAGGTCGACGCTGCTCGCGGCCAACTGGACGTGCCAGACGCCAGGGTGCAGGGCCTATCACACGACGCGGACGCCGCTCCATTGCGACCACGTCGTGCCCCATGGCGGCGATCCTGCGAAGTTCTTTGCTGGGCCGTTCCAGGCGCTCTGCGAGCCCTGCCACAACGCGGCCAAGCAGCGAGAAGAGCGGGGAGGGGGTAGGGGGTCGAAAAGTTCAGGCGATCTTGCTCGCTGACCGGTCCTTCAACTCCGGAAAAACGGCCGCGAAATTCTCAGGAAGTTTTTTTATGGCACGCCGATCCGACCCTCCGGGGATGCAGGCCGCAAAGGGCTTCCCGGGCAAGCGCAGGAAGCGGGAGACGCAGCGCCTCGAGCTCGCCCAGCAGCTCGCCGAAGCGCCGCGCGAGTCCGCCGATCCCTTCGCCGCGCCGGCGGTCCTGTCGCGCGACGAGCTGAAGCCGGCGCTGGCCATCTGGCGCTACTACGCGCCGGAGCTGGCCAAGCGGAACATGTCGGACGCGCTCTACCGCGACACCTTCGCCATGTTCTGCATCGAGGCCGCCGACTACTACGCCGCTGTCATCGCCCTCGCCGAGCATGGCTGGACCCAGCGGGTGAAGACCGTCTCGGGCGACACCATGATCCGCGACCGCCCGGAAGTCCGCCAGCGCGATGCCTGCTACCGCCGCGCCAAGGCGCTGGCCGACGAGTTCGGCCTGCACCTGGCCGCCAAGGTCCGTCTCGACCGCGACCGCGCCAACCGCACGCCGTTCCTGCCAGGGCTCGAACAGCCGCCGGAAGCAGGGCCGCCGCAGCCGAGCGACGATGCCAATGACATCCTCGGCGCAGCCCGCCGGACCGCACATTGAGGCCGAGGCCTGGCTCACCGAGGCAGAGGCCAGGGGGTTTGCCTTCGTCGCCCGCGAATGGGCGAAGTCAGCTGCGGTTCCGGGCGCCTGGTACGATGCAGCGGTTGCCGAGCGCATGGTCCGGCTCTGGCCGCAGTGGTTCCGCCACACGGAAGGCCGCTGGGGCAATAAGCCCTTCGTCCTCGCCTTCTGGCAGGCCTGCATCGTCCGCCTGCTGTTCGGCTGGAAGCTGCCTGACGGCACCCGCCTCTACCGGCAGCTGATCCTCTGGATCGGCCGCAAGAACGGCAAGAGCGAGTTCGTCGCCGCCCTGGCTCTTGCCTTCTGGCTGGTCGACGAGGAGTTCGGTGGACAGGGCTACTGCATCGCGGCCAACGAGGACCAGGCCAAGATCGTCCTCGGCAAGATGCAGACCATGGTGGGGCTGTCGAAGCCGCTCCAGAAGTTCGTGACGACGCAGGCCGAGAGCCTCTTTTGCGAGCGCCTTCTCGCAAGGTTCGAGGCGCTCACCGGCAAGGCGGCGGGCAAGCACGGCCTCTCCGCCTCGGTCATCTGCGGCGACGAGATCCACGAGTGGCCCTCCTCCGAGCTCTACAACACGCTGCACCAGTCGACCTCGGCCCGCGACCAGCCGATCGAGCTGCTCTGCTCCACCGGCGGCTTCAAGGGCCGCGGCTACGGCTGGGACGTCTGGCAGCAGTGCCGCTCGATCGAAAACGGCTCGATCGAGGCGCCCGACGTCCTGGTCGCCATCTTCGCCGCGGCTGAGGACGACGACTGGACGCAGGAGGAGACCTGGCGCAAGGCCTGCCCGAACCTCGGGATCTCGCCGACGCTCCGCTTCCTGCAGGACGAGTGCAAGAAGGCGAAGGACAATCCGCGGCTGGAGAGCGACTTCCGCCGCTACTACCTCAACCAGTGGGTCGGCGTCGCCAGGCGCTGGATCCCGCTGGACCGCTGGGGCGCCGGCGCCCCCGACCAAGAGCGCTGGCACCGCATCGCCGCCGAGATGGCGGGCCGCCGCTGCTACGGCGGCCTCGACCTCTCCTCCACCGAAGACCTCACCGCGCTCGTGTGGGTCTTCCCGCCCGAGGAGGAAGGCGAGCGCTGGGTGATCCTGCCGCGCATCTGGGTGCCCGGCGACAACATCGACAAGCGGGTGCGCACGGCGCGCGTCCCTTACGACAAGTGGACGGCGCCCGGCATCGGCCACAACGGCGGCCCGCCGCTCTCGCCGCCGATGACCAAGACCGAGGGCAACACGGTCGACTACCGCGCCATCATGGCGCAGGTGCTCGAGGATGCTGCGGCCTTCGACGTGCAGCTCTTGGCAATCGACCGGCTCTTCCAGGGGCAGCAGGTCGGCCAGGACCTCCTCGAGGAGGGGCTCAACGTCAACTTCTTCGGGCAGGGCTTCCTGTCCATGTCGCCGGCCTCGAAGCATTTCGAGCGCCTGGCGCTCTCCGGCCAGCTCGACGCCGGCGGCCATCCCGTCATGCGCTGGGGCATCGAGAACGTCCAGTACCGGCAGGACGACGCCGGCAACATCAAGCCTTCCAAGGCGAAGGCCTCCGAGAAGATCGACCACATCGTGGCGCTCATCATGGCGCTCGGCGTGGCTCACCTGGCGGACGAGGCCGAGGGGCCCTCCGTCTACGAAGAACGCGGCATCGTCGAGATCGAGGTTTGAGCGTGGGCTACTTCGGCAACCTGATGGCGGCGGCCTTTGGTCGTTCGGAGCCGGTGAGCCAGCCGGACAACTGGCTGATCCGCGCCGTCGGTGGTGCCAAGACGAGCGCCGGCGTGCCGGTGTCGGTCTACACGGCGGTCAACCTGCCGGTCGTCTATGCCTGCTGGAACCGCATCTCCAACCCGCTCGCCCGCTTCCCGCTGAAGATCTTCCGCCGCAAGGCTGGAGGCGGCGCCGAGGAGGTTCTCGACCACCCGCTCTCCGGCCGGCTCGGCATGCGGCCGAACCCGCACATGTCATCGCGCACCCTGCGTAAGACGGTGCAGTGCCAGGCGCTCGGCTGGGGCAACGGCTACATCGAGGTCGAGCGCAATGCCCGCGGCCAGTCGGTTGGCCTCTGGCCGCTGATGGCCGATTCCACCCACCCCGACCGCAAGGGCGACGACTTCGCCTATGTCACGACGATCGGCGGCACCCGCTTCCGCATCCCGCAGGATGACGTCATCCACATCATGGACCAGAGCCATGACGGCTATGTCGGCCGCTCGCCCATCTGGCACGCGCGCCAGGCTCTCGGTCTCGCCTCGGCCGCAGAGGAGTTCGGCGCCAAGTTCTTCGCCAACGACGCGAAGTCCGGCGGCTTCCTGATGCATCCCGGCAAGCTCTCGGTGACGGCGAAGGGCAACCTCGGCGGGCCGAAGGACAGGCGGGCGGATGATGGCGCCGCCCTCGAACGTCAGGGCGGCCTCGACAATGCCCACCGGGTGAAGGTGCTCGAGGAGGGGATGAAGTTCGTCTCCACGACGATCGCCCCCGACGACGCCCAGTTCCTCGGCACCCGCGAGTTCCAGATCGCCGAGATCGCCCGCATCTACGACGTGCCCCTCGTGCTGCTGCAGAGCCATGAGAAATCGACGTCCTGGGGGTCGGGCATCGAGCAGCTGATGATCGGTTTCGTCCGCCAGACGATCGATCCCTGGGTCGATGCCTGGGAGCAGGAGCTCAACTGGAAGCTCTTCACCGAAGACGAGAAGGCCCAGGGCTACCACGTCAAGTTCAACATGAACGCCATCCTGCGCGGCGACATGGCCGCCCGGGCCGCCTTCTACAAGGCGATGTTCGGCGTCGCCGGCCTCTCGCCCAACAAGATCCTCGCCCTCGAGGACATGGAAGGCATCGGCCCTGACGGCGACCACCACTTCGTGCCGGCGAACTTCACAACGCTGGAGAAGGCGATCGCCGCGCCGGTCGAGGCCGCCCGCGCCGCACCGGCCGGCCGGGAGGACGATGCCAGCCCACCGGCAGCAACCGACGATCTGGGGGACGAAGAATGAGGTACGAGCGCATCCTGGCCGCGGTCCACGACGAGATCTGGGCCATCCGCGAAACGAAGCTGCAGGCGATCCTCGACTTCCTTGCCCAGCAGGCCGCTGGCGTGAAGTTCTCTGCCGAGGACATCGAGGCGCGGATCTCCAAGCAAGACGAGCGCGAGGTCGCCCGCCGGGACGGCGCCGTCGCGATCCTGCCGCTGCGCGGCGTCATCGCCAACCGCATGTCGATGATGGGCGATATCTCCGGCGGCACCAGCAACGAAGGCTTCGGCAAGGCCTTCCGCGCGGCTCTCGCCGACGAGGGCGTGAAAGCCCTCGTGATCGACGTCGATTCGCCCGGCGGCTCGGTCTCCGGCACCGACGAGCTGGCCTCCATGATCTTCGCGGCGAGGGGAGGCGCCAAGCCGATCGTCGCTCATGTCAACGCCTCGGCGCACAGTGCCGCCTACTGGATCGCCAGCGCGGCCGACGAGCTGGTCGTCACGCCTTCCGGCTCGGTTGGGTCGATCGGTGTCTTCGGCGTCCACGATGACGTTTCCGGCGCCATGGAGAAGCTCGGCGTCCGCAAGACGCTGATCAGCGCCGGCAAGTTCAAGACCGCGGGCAATCCTTTCGAGCCGCTGGGCGACGAGGCGCGCTCGCGCATCCAGGCGCGGGTCGATGCCCACTACGACATGTTCGTCCGGGCGGTCGCCCGCAATCGCGGCGTGTCGCTGCAGACGGTTCGCGACGGCTTCGGCCAGGGCGACATCGTCGGCGCCGAAGCCGCCGTCGCCGAGCGCATGGCCGATCGCGTCGCGACGCTCGAGGAAACCCTGCAGCGCTTCGGCGCATCCCAGTTCGCCGCCCCGGCGAAACGGCGCGCCAGCGCCCTCGCCCGCGAGAAGGCAGCGCTTTCCCTCTGAATTCAGCCCGCCGTTCCGGCGCCTGATCACCGCGCGCGAGCTGGCGTGCGCGGTCGACCCGTCCTGACCAGCTGCCGCAAGAGGCACAGCAATGAAAATCACCTATCGAGCCGGCCTGCTCTTCGCGGCGGCCATTCTCGTCGTCGGCATCTCTGTGGCTGCGGCGACCGACAACATCTTCGCAACCCTCGGCGCCACGCATGACGCCGTCACCTTCGTCATGGCCAACGTGCCGCTGGCGGCCGGGGCCGTTTCGCTCAACGCCCTGCGCGAGCGGAGCGCGGCCCTTCACGCCAAGATGACGGCCATCATCCAGAAGGCCGAAGCGGAGGATCGCGACCTGACCGCCGAAGAGCAGGCGGAGTTCGACTCCATGAAGGCCGAGCGCGCGGGACTGACTGTCCGCATCGAGCGGGCGCAGGATCTCGCCGCGTCCGAGGTCGCGCTCGATCGCACCGTCCCGGCCGCCGCGCGTCAGGGTGGCTTCGTCCGCGCCGGCGGCCCGGAGGCCCGTCGCGAGTTCGAGAGCTTCGGCGAGTTCATGCACGCCGTGCGCTTCAACCCGAACGACCAGCGCCTGAACTTCGTCGAGGGCGCCGGCGCCAATGCGGCGGACCTCTCGGCCGAGTTGCGCATGGACAACGATACCCAGGGCGGCTTCATGGTGCCGACCCAGCTGCGCTCGCAGATCATGCGCGTCGAGCCGCAGGAGGCTCTGGTGCGTCCCCGTGCCAACGTCATTCCGGCCGGTTCGCCGCCGGACGCCGGCGTCACCATGCCGGCGCTCGACCAGACCGGCTCGAACCCCGCCAACATGTATGGCGGCGTGACGGTCAACTGGATCGGCGAGGGCGAGGAGAAGCCCGAGACCGATGCCAAGCTGCGCGAGGTGAGCCTCCTCCCGCACGAAGTGGCGGGCTTTGTCACCGTCACCGACAAGCTCCTGCGCAACTGGCAGGCGGCCGATTCCTTCCTGCGGGGTCTGCTGGGCGGTGCCGTGAACGCGGCCGAGGACTATGCCTTCCTGCGCGGCGACGGTGTCGGCAAGCCGCTCGGCGTCATCAACGCGGGTGCGACGAAGTTCGTCAATCGCGCCACGGCCAACACCATCACCTATGCGGACCTGGTCAACATGGTGGCGGTGCAGCTGATGCGTGGCGGCTCACCCGTCTGGTCGATGCCGCAGTCGGCCCTGCCCAAGATCGCGATGCTGAAGGACGAGGCCGACAACCTCATCTGGCATGCCAACGCCCGCGAAGGCTTCGCCGGTGATCTCCTCGGCTATCCGGTGCGCTGGAACAACCGCTCGCCGGCGCTCGGCAGCAAGGGCGACGTTATCCTCGCCGACTGGGCGCAGTACCTGATCAAGGACGGCTCCGGTCCCTTCGTCGCGGCCTCGGAACACGTCAAGTTCACCTCGAACAAGACGGTCATCAAGATCTTCTGGAACGTCGACGGGACGCCCTGGCTGACCGCGCCGATCAAGGAAGAGAACGGCTACGAGGTCTCGCCCTTCGTCGGCCTCGACGTCCCGGCCGGCTGACGCTCGCCGCCTTCCTGACGATATCGGGCACCGGCTCTCCGCCGGTGCCGGCGAATGCCTCGTCCCTCCCGCAATCCCGTCTCTTGGAAAGGATCCGCCGATGCGCGATCTCGCCAACCATCTCACCGTCAAGCGGGCGATCAGCCCCGCTGCGGCGGTCACCGACAACACCGCCTTCGTCTCGCAGATCATCGATCGCGCAGGCTACGAGTCGCTCATGTTCGCCATCGCCACCGGCTCGCTCGCCGATGCCGACGCGACCTTCACCGCCCTGGTGGAGCACAGCGACAATTCCAACTTCTCGGAATCGGCGGCGGTGCCCGACAGCCAGCTGACCGGAACGGAGGCCGATGCCTCCTTCACCTTCGCCGCCGACGATGCCACCCGGAAGATCGGCTATGTCGGCGGCAAGCGCTATGTCCGCCTGACCATCACGCCGGCCGCCAACACCGGCAACGCCTTCGTCGCGGCCGTCGCCATCCTCTCCCATCCCCGCTTCGCGCCGGCCGCCTGACGGCGACCGATCCGAGGTCCCGGCCGCGCCTGGCGCGGCCGGTGAGCCCTGAAAGGACAAGCACATGCCCTACAAGGTGATCGCCGAGTGCATCGATGCCCGCTCCGGCAAGCGCTACTTCCCCGGCGACGACTTCCCGGCGCCCGAGAAGGACCAGGCGGAGCGCCTGGTGAAGGCCCGCTGCATCGAGGAAGTCTCGGCAGCCGACGCCAAGCGCCTTGCCAAAGAAGCCGCGGATCGCGCCAAGGCCGAGGCCGAAGAGGCGCGCAAGGCACGCGTCGCGGCCCTCGAGGCGATGACCGACGAGCAGCTCGCCGAACTGGCCAAGGAACGCGGCGTCGATATCTCGAAGGCCGCCGACCGCGCGGCCGTCCTGGCCCTGCTCGCCGGCTGACGACCATGCTCGCCCGGATCATCCCGCCGACGGTCCAGGTGGTCACCCTGGCCCAGGCGAAGGAAGCCCTGCGTATCGACGGCGACGACGAGAATGCTCTCATCGAGAGCCTGATCGCCGCTGCCGGCGGCAGCCTGGACGGTCCGGACGGCACGCTCGGCCGGGCGCTGGCGCCGCAGACGCTTGAGCTGCGGCTTCAGGGCTTCGGCTGCGGCTCCATCCGCCTGCCGCTGCCGCCCTGCATATCGGTCACCTCGATCAAGGTCACCGGCACGGACGGTGCCGAGGCGACTGTCGATCCCGCCATCTACCGCGTCCTCAATGCGGGCACCGGCCTCGTCGCCTCCATCGAGCTCGCCTACGGCAAGAGCTGGCCCTCGATCCGCGCCGGCAGCGACGCCGTCAGGATCCGCTATGAGGCAGGCTACGCCGAAGGCGAGGTGCCCGGGCCTATCGCCCGCGCCGTGCTGATCCGCGTCGCCCACCTCTATGAGAACCGCGGCGGCTCCAACCAGGGCGGCGAGCCCCCCGCCGTCGAAGCCTTGCTCACCCCTTTCCGCGTGACGGTCTGATGCCCGACATCATCGGCCTGCTCTCCTCCCGCGTCTCGTTCCACCGGGCCTATGAGGCGGAGGGGGCGATGGGCCGCAAGGTCGGGGTCAGGATCTGCATCGACGAGCGCTGGGCCTCGGTCCGGCCGGATCGCGGCACCACGGCGCTTGAAGGCCAGGTGCCGGTGGACCGCTGCGACCTCATCGTCACCCTGCGCACCGGCGGCATCGTCGATCAGCTGACGATCGAGGACCGCCTCGTCTATCCGGCGCGCTCCGGCGACTGGTACCGCATCACGTCGATCGAGCCGGCCAACCGGCAGACCGGCCGCCGCACCCTCTACTGCGTCCGCGAAGCGCGGCCGTCGCCCGCCGACGACGCCTGATCCCTTTCGTCCCTTCCCGCATCTCAACCACCAGGAGGCCGCCATGGGCGCGCAGCTCGACATCGCCGTGCAGGTTCTCGGCAGCTACACCGGTTCCAACGACATCGCCGCCGTCACCGCAACCTTCTCGAAGCGCAAGGCGCTGGGCTTCACCTCTGGCACGGGCGCCGGCCAGGCCGACAAGGTCTTCTCCGACACCCGGTCGATCCCCGCCTCGTCCAACGACGACATCGACCTCGCCGGCTCGCTCGTCGATCCGCTCGGCGCTGCGGTCACCTTTGCCGGCATCAAGGCGATCTACATCGAGGCCGATGCCGCCAACGTCAACGAGGTCGTCGTCGGCGGCCACGACACCGCGGCCTTCCTCGGCCCCTTTGCGGACGCCACCGACAAGGTGAAGCTGAAGCCCGGCGAGGTGCTGTTGGTCACCAATCGCACGGCCGCCGGCTGGCCCGTCACCGCCACCACGGCCGACATCCTGCGCATCGCCAATGGCGGCTCGGGCTCGGCCGTCGGCTATTCCATCATCCTGATCGGCGACAGCGCGTAATGGCGATCTACGGCCTCGCGGCCCGGGCGCTGATCTATGCGGCATCCGGGCCGCCCTCCGAGATGGCGATCGCCGCCACCGTGCTGGAGCGGATCGGCCGCAACAGCGAGGCCGTCCGCGGTGGCGTCGTCATCCTCAATGCGCTCGACGCCATTGCCGAGCTGAACAAGGTCCTTCGCCTGCTGAAGGCGATCTCGGGCGAGGGCAGCAGCGGGCTGGCGAAAGAGATCGTCGCCCTGCAGCGCGAGCGCGGGCCCGACGACACCTTCACCCTCGAGCGCGGCACTGACTGGCGGCGCGAGGGCGACGAGATCGTCATCACCGCCTCGGCCGTCCGCCGGCTCACCTCGGGCGACAGCGACGACTACGCCTGGTTTGTCGAGCGCGGCACCGACGACACCGAGGCGCAGCCCTACTTCTGGGATTCGGCGGCCGAGAGGTTCGCCGCCTGGGGGCGCGACATGGACCAGATCCTCGATACGGCCGCCGCCGAGTTCAACGCAGGGTGATCCATGCGCTACCGCGTCACCGAGAACCGCGTCATGACCGGCTACGAGCTGAAGGCCTCCTTCCTCTATGAGGCCGGACAGATCGTCGACGACACGGTGGATCCCCCCGGTCATGTCGAGCGGCTTCTCGCCGCCGGCGTGCTCGAGCCGATCGCCGAGGATCCACCGCCGCCAGCTCCGGCCCGCCGCGGGAGGGCCGCATCATGAGCCTGTCGCCGGAAGAGGCGGTGGGCACCGCCGTCGCCGCTCTGGCGAAGTCGGCGCTCGCCCCGCTCGCCTTCTATGACTACGTGCCGGCCGATGGCAATCTGCGCACGCCGCTCGCCGCCCTCGGCGTCGTCGGCTCGCAGCGCCAGCACGGCAACCGCTGCAAAAAGGTCTGGCAGGTGTCCTTCCGCCTGCATCTCATGTCCAAGGCCTCCGGCCGCGAGGATGCCTGGCGCTGGCTCCAGAAGCTGCGCGATGCCCTCGATGGCCAGACCCTCGCGCTGGCCGATCCCTATGCCGCCGAGACCCGCCTCAGGGAGCAGCGCGCCGGCGATGCCGCCGACCGCCTCCAGGCATTCAACCACGCCTTCATCCAGTTCGAGCTGACGGTTTCCCGCCCGCTCGCGTGATCTCGCCAAACCCAACGGAGGGCCGCATGACCGCCAACACTCTTATCGAGACCGAACTGCACCAGCTCTTCCTGTCGGACGGCACGGAAGGCGCCGGGCGCTTCAAGTTCATGTGCTACGTCGAGACGTTCGAGTTCAACGAAACCCGGAACTTCTCGGAGCGCATGGTCCGTGACTGCAACGACCCGCCGGCCAAGCCGGTGCGCAAGTCGACGCCGGGCGCCTATGTCTTCAACGTGCCCATGACCGGCCACGCTGCTCAGTCCAACGCCATGTACCGGGCGTTCAAGGCGGCGATCCGCACAGGGGCCAAGATCGAATTGCAACGCAAGATCGATCTCTCGGCCGCGAACGGTGGCGGTGCCGACGTCTTCTTCGCCTATGTCGAGAATTTCAATGAGTCGATGCCCAACGAGGGTGTCGTCACCTGGACCGCCACGGTGCGAGGCGAAGACACGCCGGTCTGGACGGCCGCAGCCTGATGACCTCAACCCGCATCACCCGGCCCTTCGCCGGCCGGGAGCGCGCCTTCGACGTCGCGCCGCTCGGCATCATCGAGCGGCTCGAACGGGCCTGCGGCGCCGGCATGGGCGAGATCCTCGGCCGGCTGCAGGGCCGGGGATTCAACCCCATCACCGGCATGCCGGACCCCGTCTTCCGCCATGCCGACATCCGGGAGACGATCCGGCTGGGCCTCATCGGCGGCGGCGCCACCGATGCCGAGGCCACCGAGTGGGTGATGGAGGCGGTCGACGGCCGGCCCGTCCTCGAGCACCTCGGCCTCGCCGTGGCGATCATGAGCGCCTACGCCTTCGGAGTGGATGACGCCCTAAAAAAATCCGAAGGCCCGGCGGCAAGGCGCCCTCGCGCTCGCAAGCCGTCGGGCCCGGCGACATCACCTGGGCTCTGACCTCCGGCATGTTCATGGGCCTCGCGCCCTCCGAAGTGCGAAGCCTCACCCTGCCGCAGTTCCTCATGATGCAGGACGCCTATGCCCGCGCCCATGCCGCACCCGGCAAGGGTGGCGCGCCGCCTGCGCCCTCGCCACCTCCTGCCGACATCGCCCGCCTCCTGAAGGCGAGGGGGGGATGATCTCGTGGCCCGTCCCGCCCGCGCAAGCCGAGGGCGTGACGGGCTCCCGGCCTTCCGCTGACACTCCGTTCTGACAGGTCCCATGGCCCAGCCCATCGTCCTGCGCTTCAAGTCTGACACAGAGGCCGCCCGCAAGGCGGTGGTGGCGCTCGGCACCACGGTTGCCACCTCCATGGCCTCCGTCTCGGCCTCGGCGATCGCGGCCCACCAGTCCAGCAACCTGTCGCTTGGCGGCATGGCGGTCACCGCGCTGAAGGCCGCCGCCTCGCTCACTGCCATGCAATATGCGGCCATTGCGGCCTTCGCCGCCTTCACGGCCGCGGCGGCGGCCGGGGCGGTGGAGCTGGAGAAATTCCAGAAGCTCGCCGAGAAGGCGGCGGCCTCGAACCTCGGCACCACCTTCTTCCAGGCCTTCGTCGATGGCGCCCGCCAGCTGCGCCTCGAGACCAAGCAGCTGGAGAGCGATCTCGCCGCGCTGGAGAAGGCGACGCGCGACAAGTTCGATGCCGATCGCGCCAGCGGTGTCTCCAACCGCGCCGGAGATCTCCTGCAGGCGCGCTTCCGCGGCACCAACGACTTCGGCCTGTCGGAGTCGCCAACCCTCTTCGCCAATGCCCAGAACGCCGAGGAGCGGATCCGCGCCGTCCTCATCGCGTTGCGCGACATGGAAGGAGCGGGGCAGCGCCTCGCGGCCATCGATCTCGCCCGCCAGCTCGGCCTCGACAATCTCGCCGAGCGGGTCGAGCAGGGCCGGGCCTCCTTCTCCGGCTTCCTCGCGGAGGTCGAGAAGACGGCCGCCACCGGTCTGCGCGACGGCTCGCTGGTCTCGCCGGAGCTCATCGCCCGCGCCGACGAGCTGAAGCGCCGTTGGGAGGCGAACACAGAGGAACTGTCGAAGAACCTCCGGCCGATCCTCGACGAGTGCGCCCGCCTGGCGCTGGCCATCGGCAATGGCGCGGCCTGGACGGCCGAGCAGTTCACCAAGGTCGTCGGCGTCGTCGGCGAGGCCGTGCGCCTCATGCGCCAGCTTGCCAGCCTGGTGCCCGGCACCACGGCCGGCGCCATCGCCGCCACCGGCGCCCAGTCGATCACTGCGCTCGAAACCCGCCTGCGCGACGCGGGACTTTCGCCGCTGCAGCGCCGCGGCCTCGAGCAGCAGCTGCGCGATGCGCAGGGTCGCGTCGCCCGACGCGAAGCCTCCGACGTGCCGGAGGCTCCGGTCGACTTCGGCTATGGCGGCACGCCGCCGCCGGCCACCTCATTCAATGCGCCGGTGCCCAATGCGCGGCCCGCTTCGGCCGGAGCGGGCTCGACGCCGCGCGCCTCTGGCTCCTCGGCGGAGAAGACCGATGAATGGGCCACGGCCTATGAGCGGCTCATCAACGCCATGGAGAAATCCAACGAGGTGCTGAAGGCCGAGTTGGCGACGATCGGCAAGTCGACGGTCGAGAAGGAGAAGGCTCTCGCCATCGCCAAGGCCGAGGCCGAGGCCCGTCGCACCGGCGGCACACTCACCGACGAGCAGCGCCAGAAGATCCTCGCCCTCGCCGAGGCGCAGGGCCGGCTGAAGGACGCCATCAAGGCGGCCGAGGCAGCGCAGAAGGCCTACAACGACGCGGTCCAGTTCGCCGGCACGCTCACCTCCGGCTTCCTCTCCGACATCATCTCCGGCGGCAAGAATGCCCAGGAGGCGGTGATGAACCTGGTCAAGAAGCTCGCCGATGCGCTGCTCATGGCGGCGCTGCTCGGGCAGGGCCCTCTCGCCGGCATTCTCGGCCTCGCGCCGGCGGCCGGCAGCGGGTCCACCGTCGGCGGCCTCTTCGGCATGCTGGGCGGCGGCATGGGCGCTGCCGGCATGGCGGGTGGCGGCATGGCCGGCGGCGGGCTCTTCGGCATGCTCAGTGGCCTCTTCGGCATGGGCGCCGCAGCGGCCCCGGCGACGCTGTCGCCCTTCATGTTCTTCCATGCCGGCGGCGTGCTCGGCACCCACGGCACGCCGGGCTCCGCCTCCCCCGGCGTCTTCGCCGGCGCGCCGCGCTTCCACGGCGGCGGCGGGCTCCGTCCGGACGAGCTGCCGATCATCGGCCAGATCGGCGAGGAGATGCTCACCCGCAACCAGCGCAGCGCCGTGGCCCAGTCGCTCGCCATGGGCGATGCCGCCATGCAGGCTCTGCAGGCGCGCTCCGGCGGCGTCACCATGGCCAACACCTATCACTTCAACAATGTCACCGCCGCCGACCGCGCGACGATCATCGCCGAGGTCGAGCGCCGCGACGCGGAGGTGGCCGGCCGCATCGTTCCGACCGTCCAGGATGCCGATCGCCACGGCATCGAGGTCATGCCCTATTCGAAGGGAATGTGATGGCCCACGTCACGCTCCAGGCCGATGTCGACGGCCTGCCGGTCCTGCCGCTCGCCCTCTATGACGAGGCGCTGATGGAGGTGCCGAATGTCGGCGAGTTCTCCGCCAGCGACGACGGCGCCGGCGTCGAGGCCGAGCTGGTCGATCCGCGCTGGACGCTCTCCGTCCGCGTCTCCGGTCTCGACTATGACGATTACATGGTGCTGAAGGGCTGGGTGCAGCGGGTGCGCACGCTCCATGCCGGCCGCTTCCTCGGCTTCGACCCCCGCACCCGCCGCCCGCGCGCCTATGACCAGGCCAGCGTCACGCCGCCCACGCCGACGCTCTCCGCTGCCCTGCCGCAGGATCCGCCGCGGCTGGTGCCGCTCGCCGGCCTCGGCCCGGGCTACCAGCTCTCGGCGGGCGATCGCCTCGGCATCGTCACCACCTCCGGCGTGCGCACTGTCCACGAAATCGTCGCCGATGTGACGGCCAGTGGCGGCGGCGCCGCCACCGTCTCGGTCATTCCGCGCGTCCTGCTCGCCACCGCCTCCGGCGTCTCCGTTTCACTCGACCGCCCGCTGCAGCTCTTCCACCTGCGCCCCGGCTCCTTCGAGCACGTCCTCTCCATTCACGGCGAGATCGCCTTCAAGGCGGTCTCCATCAACAGGGTCCTCGCGGAGATCTGATGGCCCGCGGCCTCTCCACAGACGTCCTCAATGCCCTGCGCGCCGAACGGGTCGGCGAGCGCTGGATGCTGCGCTTTGACTTCGACGAGGCCGATGGCGGCTCCGTCGGCTTCTGGTCGGGCTCTGTCGACACCACCTTCGAGGGATTGACCTATCGTCCCGGCGGCGTGCTTGAGCTCGACGTCGTCAGCTACTCGCAAGGCCTTGCCCAGCAGCTCTCGGTCGGCATCCGCACCCTTGCCGATCGCGCCATTCCCGACGCGGCCGACACCTTCGCCCGCATCGAGACGATCGCCTATATCGGCCGCCCCGTGACGCTCTACTTCGCCCTGCTCGATGCCGAGGGGCGGGTGGTGGATGTGACGCCGGAATGGTCCGGCAAGTGCGGCCCGGTCGAGCACGAGCGCGACACCGCCAAGGGCGAAGTCTCCGCCGTCATGACGCTGGAGAGCGATTCCTTCGACCACGGCCGCAAGGAAACCGCCACCTTCTCGCCGGCGCTCTTCCGCTCCGCCAATCCCGGCGACGCCTTCTTCGACAGCGTCGCGGTCACCAAGTCGATCAAGATCAAGGTCGGGCGGTGATGGTGCGCTTCGTCATGGACGTCACCAGCGAAGGCGCGACGGCTGTCGAGGTCTCCGAGCGAAAGCCGGCATCAGGTCGCCGCCGCGAGCGCAAGGACGCCCTCGGCTTGCGCGGGCGGACTGCGCCACTTGTAAAGGCACCCCCGCGCAAGCGCGTCTGGCTGCCGGCCTTCCGGCAGGAAATGGCGCGCCTCCGGTCCCTCCAGCCGGGCTGGGGCCGGCTCGATTGCGTCACCCTCTGCCGCGACATGGTGGTGGCGCTCACCGGCGCAGACGCCAGCGCCTGGCCCACTGGCTGGACTGACGAGGCCTCCGCCCGCCGCGTCATGGCGCGACACGGCCTCGCCGATGTCGGCGCGGTGCTCGCCGCGGTACTCGAGGAGATCCCGCCGGCCTTTGCCCGCCAGGGCGATGTCGGCACGGTCGCGGGGCCGGATGGCCCTGCCGGCTGCATCGTCATCGGCGAGACCCTCGCCATCGTCCGCGCCGATGGCCTCTCGGTCACCGCGCCGCGACATCTTCTGACCCGGGCCTTCCGCGTCTGATCCATGATCCTTGCACCCATCGTCGCGGCTCTCTCGTCTGTTCTCGTCGCTGCCGGCATCCCGCTGATCGCGGCGCAGGCGATCGTCGGCATCGGCCTTGCCGCGGGCATGTACGCCCTGCAGCGGCTGCTCACGCCGCGCCAGCGCCCGCCGGGGCAGGAGTTCGAGGCCAAGGCCGGCGCCAATGTGCCGATGTTCGGCGTCTATGGCCGGCAGAAGCTGCAAGGGGGCATTATGCCGCCGGTGCAGACCGGCCGCCGGGTGCTGCATGTCCGCGTCCTCGGCATCGACTGGCACGATGCCCTCGAGGCCATCGTCATCGACGGCGAGCGCTGCCGATTCAACGGCATCGACGGGCAGTGGTCGAATGCCGGCAAGCAGTTCCAGGGCGGCATTCTCGGCACTCCTGATACCGGCGGCGACGGCACCCATGTCGGCGACCCGCCATGGACGCCCGGCCTCCAGTCCGCCGGCGCCGACGGCTCGGGCTGGGTGACCACCAAGGAGTACGGCAACAACGTCAAGGTGAAGTTCTATGACGGTCGCCCGGTCCAGAACGCCGATGCGACGCTCGTCGCCCAGTCCGGCTCCGATGCCCAGGGCAACAAGTTCTGGACGGCCGACCACAAGGGCGGCGGCGTCTGCTACGCCATCGTCGACATCGAGCCGGATTCCAACAAGAACCTCTCGGCCAATCCGCAGATCGAGTTCATCGTCCGCGGCCGGCGCCTCTGGGATCCGCGCAAGGACACCACCTATGGCGGCACCGGCAGCCATTCTCGCGCCGACAAGGCGACCTGGGAGTGGAGCGACAATGTCGCCCTCGCCGCCACCGACTACCGACTCGGCGTCTTCATCGGCGGCGTGAAGATGATGGGCATCGGCACGCCGATAGCCCGCATCCGCATGGACAGCCGCATCGCCGCGGCGAACCTCTGCGACACGCCGCGCCCGCTCCTCGACGACGAGGAAGAGCCGATGTGGCGCATCGCGGCGGTGATCACCAACGAGCGCACCCACCGCGACAACCTGCAGATCTTCTACGACGCCATGGCTGGCTGGGAGACCGAGCGCGGCGGCACCTATCGCCTGACCGCCGGCGGGCCGCAGACGCCCGTGGTGGCCATCACCGACGCCGACCTGGTGAAGGGCCCGCGCCGCTACAAGGCAAAGAAGCCGCGCTCCGACCGCTACAATGCCGTGGCCGGCAAGTTCGCCGATCCCTGGAACGCCTTCGAGCTGCAGGATCTTCCCCTGCGCACCTCCTCGGAGGACGAGGCGATCGACGGCGGCGAGCGGCTGACCATGACGCTGACCCTCTCGCAGGTGCCGAGCCAGACGCAGGCGCAGCACCTGATGGAGATCGCCCGCCGGCGCATGCGCCTGCAGGCGACCGCCACCGTTGCCGTGCCGCCGCGGCTGCGCGATGCCGAGACCATGGACACCGTCACCTGGGCCTCGACCTATCACGGTGGCGCGCCCAGAGAGTTCCACATCCAGCAGTGGAAGAAGCAGCGCGACCTGACGCTCTCCTGGGGCCTCGTCGAAACCTCGGCAGACATCTGGGACTGGGATCCTGAAGCTGACCAGCTCGACCCGTTGGTGGCGGCCGACCTGCCCTCGGCGGCGGAGCGCCAGGCGACCGTCGCCGGCTTCGCCGTCTCGGCGAGCTACGATATCGGCGAAGGCGGTCAGAAGCTGCCGGTCTTCCTCTGCTCATGGACGCCGATCGCCGACCTGACGGTGGATGCCATCATCGTCCGCTACCGGCCGGTGGGCGCCACCGACTGGTCGCAGCAGCGCTTCGACACGATGGACACGCTCGCCGCCGGCGAGGGCAAGATCTCCGCTGGCATCCAGGCCGAGACGGACTACGAGTTCGAGGCGGATCTCGCCACCACGCCACCGCGCTACACGACCGTGCAGACGCCGGCGCCGGTGACCTCCGACCCAAACCATGTGGTAAAGAAGGCGATCATCACCGACACGGTAGAGCCGGGCGGGGTCGACTGGGCAGCGTTCGAGGCCGCCACCCAGGCGGGCCTTGCTGCCATGGCGGCGCAGCTGAAGGCGGCGCGGGACCTCGTCGAGCAGGTGACGGCCTCGCAGCAGGCGCTCGAGCAGGCGGTGCTCGACGGCGCCGCGGTTCAGGTGGAGAAGCTGAAATCGGTGCGGGGCTCTGCCCGGGCCGAGTTGTCGGATGTGCAGATCGCGCTCGCCAGCGCCGATGCCGCGCTGACGGTGCGGATGGATACCGCCGAGAGCGCCATCGGTGCCAACACCGCGTCGATTGGGGATTTGGAGACGACGAAGGTCGATGCGGCCGGCGCCACGGCTGCGGCACAGACGCTGCTCAACGCCACCTTCGGCGCGGGCTCGGCCAATGTGAAATGGCGGCTTGCCGCGCTGGCGACGCCAGTCGGTTACGACGCCCTGTTCGAGATTGAGGCCAGCGTCACCGGGGCTGATGGGACGTTCAAGTCGAGCGGCTTCATGATCGCGGTGCTGACCGTCGGCGGGACGCAGATCAGCCAGATCGAGATGAAGGCTGACCGCATCCTGTACCGGCGCCCGGCTGACAACGCAGTCGTCCTCGGCTGGGATTCCGTCTTGGAGGTTCTGTCTATCTTCTCCGGCACCTTCATCGCCGGGGTCGTGCAGTCCGAGGATGGCGAGTTCGTCATCGACCTCAACAACAAGACGATCGAGATGTACGACTGATGGCGCGGCGGTTTTTTGCCGGCGATGACGCCGGGACATGGAAGTTCCGCATCTCAAAGCCGGGATTCGATGCCAAGATGCTCGCCGCGGGCTCGACCAATCTGCAGATCGACGGCGCATGGGATGGCGCGTTGCCGATCCACGACATCATCAGCGTGGTTTCTCCGGGTTCGTCTGTGTCGAGCTTCTCCGTGTCGTGGACGACGTTGCCGTTCATCCCGCACGTTCACCTTCTGAGGGACCTGTCTGCCTACTACGCGGCCAATTACGCCTACCAGTTCTATGGGCGCGACTTCAGGACGGGCTCCGGGCAGGCGTACACCGAGATTACCGAGTCGGGGGCGACCTTCAAAGGCTATGCCGGCAACGTCCCGGCAAGTTCTGATCTCGGCCTGCTGTTCGTCTTTGCTGTGCCATCGGCCTGATAGCCATGGCGAAGCGCCTCTACATCGGCCCGAAAGACGGCGTGAAGGTCATTCGATTGTCGAAGGCGGGCTTTGACGCCGAGACGGGCGATGTCGAGGACATGATCCTCGCCAGCGACCGGAGCCAGTTCCAGATTGCCTTGCTCGCGACTGTCACCCTCTCGACGGTGACGACGACAGTTCAACTCCCGACTGATTGCACCGGTTGCAATCTCTACGTTCTGGACTTCATCACCGTGCGAAGCCCCGTTGGGCCAACAGAGTCGATCAAGTTCACCACCGCGATCTCTGGCGATGAACTGGTCATCACCATCACCGAGGCGACCAGTTCCGGTTCCCCCTACATGCCGCCGAACTTCGTGAATTTCACGAGGACGGTGCAGGTCATGATCGTGAAGGAATAGCGGTGTCGTCGATCTTTATCGGCAGAATGTCCAACGGCGAGTTCCGCGCTGCCGTCGCGAAATCAGGCTTTGATGCGGCTGATCCGGCGACGAAGCTCGCGGACATGAAATGGTCGTCGGACGTCGCAACTATTCGCTTTGTCGCCAGCGGCCAGACCCTTGTCGATGGCTTCTTTGGCGTCCCGGGCTCTGGCGATGGCATGGGCGCGACGGCCAACGTCACGATCCCAGAGGTCGTCGGCACGTTCTACGCCCGGTGCCTTGTTCAGGCTGAGAACCGTTGGTCTTTTGTGTTCTACAACCTCTCAACATCCTCCTATTCCACGTCCGTCAACAACGACATGGCGACGGGATGGTGGATGCACCCGCGCGGCACCCCATCTGGCCCTGGCGCCTGGCTCGGCCCGAACGTCGAATTGAGCCTGGTCAACTCCACCACCCTCGGCATTCGCACCAATAATTCCGGCAACGGGACGAACAACAAGACCCGTGTCCGCTGGGCGGTGTTCGAGAGCCGCTGACCGCTCGCTAGCCCCTTTCATCAATTCCGCCTGCCTCACCCTGATCCTTTCGGGAATGACCGCCCATGTCCGACGTCGCCTACATAACCAATGCGGCTGCGACCCTGACCTTCACGGCGGGGTTGAAGACCGTCACCGTGACCGGCACCAACCCGATCCTCGAGGGCGTGCTGCGCGGCGACCGGGCGCCCGATCCGAACGGGATGGAGCTGGCGATCGACGCCGTTGCCGCCGGCACGCTGACCCTGCTGCGCAACGCGCCGACCTCCGGCACGGTGCAGTTCGACATCGCGCCGGTCTCGCGGCTGCGGACCTCGCTGGCCGCGAATGCGGAGGTCACGCGCGACGTCTATGCGAAGCTCCTGGCCGCAGTCGAGGACAACCGCTCGATTCCGGTCATCAGCCTGGCGACGGCCCCGCCGGGTTCGCCGGCCGATGGAGACCGTCACCTCGTCATCGCCACCGCCACCGGCGCCTTCGCCGGCAAGGAAGGCTATATCGCGCAGTACGACGCGGCGAACACCCGCTGGATCTTCATCTCGCCCATCGCAGGCATGAAGGTCACGGTGGACGGCTCGGCCGTGCTCAGGATCTACACGGGCGCCGTATGGACGGTCAGTGGCGCAAACGATGCATCGGACATCGCCTTCACGCCCACCGGCGGCGTTGTCGCGACCACAGTGCAGTCGGCGATCGCCGAGGTGGACAGCGAGAAGATGCCGCTGAGCTATCTCGACACCGACGGTGCCCTCGCTGCGAATAGCGACACGAAGGTCGCAACGCAGAAGGCGGTCAAGACCTATGCGGACACCAAGGTCACCAAGGCCAGCGGCACCACAGCCGGCCGGCTCTGGCGCTTCACAGACACGGCTGGCGGGCTCGGCCAGTCGCAGATGTCGGAGGACGGATCGGGCAATCTGGCCATACCAGGTGGCGTGACCGTTGCTGCGGCGTCGACCTTCAACGGCGACGTTACATTCTCAAAAGCGAACCCGCGGATCCGTTTCACCAATACTGCCGGAACCGCATCGACGATGCTGTTCGGGTCTGACAGCGGCTCCACCTTTTTTGGCACCGAGACAAATAGTTCGATTGCCATCATCACCAATGGCCTGACGAAGGCCAATTTTGCTGCGAACGGGGATTTCTCAATATCTCGCGCCGAGGCCGCCGGCCTTGTGCGGCAAACGATCGTGAATCTCTCAGCTGGCGCATCGGTCAGCGCTCGATACTCTCTGCAGACCGGCACCACAAACGCGACAGTGAATTATCGACTTGCCGACAATGCCGGTTCGCCCTTCGTCATTGAAGAGTGCGGGGCGGCAGTCACGACCAAATATGCGGATTTTCCTTTGCATGTTTGGCGTTCGCAGGCGGGGGCCGAGTGGGCGCGATTGAGCGCCACGGCGTTCGCATCTTCGGTTCCGATCAAGCTGCCCTCCTACACGGTTGGCACTGTACCCAGCGCATCGACCGCGGGCGCAGGCGCCCACATCTACGTCACTAACGAGACTGGCGGCGCTGTGCCCGCCTTCAGCGACGGAACCAATTGGCGGCGCGTCACCGACCGCGCCGTCATCTCCTAGCACAAGGACACCACCATGATCGTCGAACGCATCCTCGTCGTTTTCAATCCCGACGGCACTATCAAGGGCATCGCCAGCTATGCGGTGAATGGGGCAGCGGAGGAGATGACCGCAGAGGCTGCGGCGGCGCTGCTCCCCCATGCTGAGCTTCTGGCCCAGGTGCAGGAGCTACAGGCCCGCGAGAGGGCCAATGACGATCGCGTCAAGGCGGCTGAGGCAGATCGGGACGAGAAGGTCGCAGTTGCAGAGAATGGCCGTGCCGCCGCCGAAGCGGCGCTCACGGGCAGGGACGAGACGATCGCCTCGCTGGAAGCGCGCATCGCCGAACTGACGGCGCCGCCGGCGTCGATCATCGTCTCCGACCGCCAGTTCTTCCAGGCGCTGGCCATGGGCGGCAAGATCACCGAGGCCGAGGCCGAGGCGGCCGTGGCCACCGGCACGATTCCCGCCGACATGGCCGCCCTCGTCGACCAGCTTCCGGCCGACCAGCAGTTCAATGCCCGCATGCTGCTGAAGGGCGCGACCACATTCCGCTCTGATCACCCGCTCTCCGACATGCTGGCTGGACTCTACGGCTGGAGCGAAGAGCAGAAGCTCGACCTCTTCCGGGTCGCTGCGCAGCTTTGAATCCGACACGGCTCCGGTGTCAGCGCCCCAGTTCGTGATGGAAGCTCTCTATGAACTGCATCGTGGCTCGTCCGAGCTCAGTCCAGTCCAGGCGTCCACCGATCAAGGTCTGGAAAGTGCCCGTGGCGTCCGATGTGAAGTCAGCCGCCAAGTGCACAAATCGTCGCTGGGAGTGTCCCTCCCCAGCAAAATAGGCAATGCGATGCTCGTTCATGTTCCGCATATCGCGAATGTCGTTGCGGAAGTGATTGATAAAGAGTGCCGCGTCGTCGGGAATGGCTTTCAGTGGCAGCGCCCAATCCAGGTGATCCACAAGCTGCCCTGCCGCAATGACGAAGAAATGCCGGTCGCGCTCGAAGGCATGCTTCCATGAGTCTGCGTAGCGTGAAGCGCGCATCATCGTGATGTCGTGTGTAAGCCTGCCAGACAGATCGACGACACCTTCAGCCCAGACCAAGGTGCCGTGTCGCGCCATGAAACGCTGGTCGTCTTCGCTGAGAAGCGTTGGGTCCGGTGTCAACGATGATCTGGTCCTAATAGTGACCGTCGTCGATGTCAGGCGCGTCGATCTTCCTCGCTATGGCGTCGATGCGAGCGAAGGCCAGGTTCAGAGCGTGCCACAATTGCATCCTGCGCTTGGCAGCGGGTCCTGTGGCCGATGCGGGGATCATCTCGTACTCGTCTCTTATTGCCAGCATCTCGTCATAGGCCTTCTTCCACTCAGGAAAGACAGGGTGGTCTTCGACAGCCATCTCACTTCCTCCGCGGGCCTATTTCCCGTCAGTTGAGTGATAAGCCGCTTTACAACCACCTTCAACGGTAGCGGGCAGATTTCTCCATGCCCACCCCCGACATCGCCGCGGCACTCGTCACCGAGCCGCCGCTGATGGCGCTCGTCGTCTTCGCCGGCCTCGCCTTCGCGGCGCTGGCGGCGGAGGCCGTCATCCACGCCAACACCGATCCCGACCAGCCCTAGGGAGGTCGCCATGAACGCATGGCCGAAGCAGTCCGACGTGCTTGCCTATCGCTCCGTCTATGGTGACCCACGCGGGCCCGGCGGCGGGGTGGTCTCCGACGCCTGGCGGCGCGCCAACCTGGTGACCGTGCCGCCGCCCTTCGCCATGGCCATGGGCGAGATCCACATCACGAAGATCACCATCCACCGTCACTGCGCCGAGAGTCTCGCCCGCGTGCTCGCCGACATCTGGGAGCGCTCCGGCCGCGACCAGGCGGTGATCGACGACTGGGGCATGTCGGTCTTCTCCGGCTCCTTCAACTACCGCGTCATGCGCGGGCTCTCGACCCTGTCGATGCACGCCTTCGGCTGCGCCGTGGACTTCGACGCGCCGCGCAACGGCCTCGGCGACCCGACGCCGCACTTCGCCACCTGTCCGGAGGTGCTGGCCGCCTTCGCCGCCGAGGGCTGGACCTGGGGCGGCGACTGGAACGGCAACGGCTCCATGGCCGACCAGCGCCGCCATGACGGCATGCACTGGCAGGCCACCCAGCCGATCCGGTGACGCCATGGCCCGCACCCTGAAACGTCCCACCTACGGCTTCACCCGCCGCGCCCTGAAGATGGGCTTTGCCGGCTCCGGCGCCGCCTTCTTCCTGCTGCTCGGCTGCGGCCTCTTCGGCGACGAGCAGCTCGCCGCCCGGTCCGCGACGCTGGCGCCGCTGTTCCTGCCGACGATCGCCGCCGTGCTGCTCGGCACGCTCGGCATCCACCGGTTCGCCGGCGCCATGGACTATCGCAGTCAGGCCATGGCGCCGGTGGATCCCGAAACGGAGGGCGGCTGATGTTCGGTCTCTCGAAGCCGATCGTCCTCGGCCTCGCCGCCCTGGCGCTGGCGGCCCTCGTGGCCGCCGGCGTCGGCGCCGCCGTCGTCGCCTTCCGTGGGGCGCTGCATGACGCACGGCGCGAGGCGGCGATCGCCCGTGACGCACATTGGACGGGCGAGATCTCCCGCTCCAATCAGGCGGTGGCCGAAGCCCGCCTGAAGGCCGCCGAGGCCGCCATGGAAGCCGACCGCGCCGCCCGCGCCGCGGAGGCCCGCGAATCCACACTGCAAGCCGAACTGGAGAGAGCCAATGCGGCGCTTCCTGATACTGGGGCCGGTGGCCTGTCTCGTGAGCGCGTGTGCCTCCTCTCCCCCGCCAGTTGTGCGGACGGAGCTGCTGCGCCCGGCCGTGCCGGCGGAGGCGCAGCGCCGCTGCGCTGAGCCCGTGGCACTGCCCGGCCGGCGGCTGACGGAGCGCGAGGTGACGAGCCTCTGGGGCCGCGACCGCTCGGCGCTGAGGACATGCGAGGAGCGGCGGGCGGCGGCGGTGAGGGCGGCCGTCTCGCTCGGCGACGTAGAGACCGGCGGCGGCCCCGCGGCTGCGGCAGCGCAGGGGAGGTAGTGCATCATGTCGGAGCCTCTCACGGACGCCCATCGGATCGCTAAGCTCGAAACGGACTTCACGGTCCTGTCGAACGAGGTGAAGGGCATCGCCAGCGACCTGTCTGCCTTCGTCGGCGAGCAGCGGGACTTCCGGCAGGAGTGGCGACGGCAGAAGGAGGCGGAGGCCGCCCAGCAGATCGATGCCGCCCGCGCCTCGGCCGAGAACGCCAAGGCCGGCCGGGTGACCCTGCCGCAGTTCATCACCATGGGCTCGTCGATCGCCGGCGTGACGGTGATCATCATCGGTGGCCTCATGTGGATGATCCAGAACGAGACCAAGGCGGCGCGCAACGACGCCATCGCCCAGGTGACGCAGCTCGGCCTTCAGGTCCGGGCGCAGGCCGACACGATCACCTCGACGCAGACGGCCTTGCAGGTGTTCCAGCGCGACACGGCGATCGACCGGGTGAAGCTCGGGCTGGTCGAACAATCCGCTGCCAACAGCGCTCGCCTCGTCCAGTCAATGGAGGGATATGACGCGGTGCATGCCCGGCAGGACGAGCAGATCAAGGCGCTTCAGCAGGCGATCCGCGACATCGCCGCCCGGATGCAGCGGCCATGACGGCGGGGCCGCTGAAGGTGCATCTCGCCACGGCCCGGGCCCGCGACGGGGTCTTCAACGTCAGCGTCATCGCTGAGGCGGCGGAGATCGAGCTGGTCTTCCCGCCGATGGCCGCGGCCCGGTTCGCCGCCTTCTTCGTCGAGGCGCTGGGGCAGCTGGCGCTGCCGCCGCCGGTGAAGGACCAGGACTAGAGAGATCCGCGCCGGCGGTTTCCGGCATCACAAGGAGAAGACTGCAATGTCCAAGGCCCCCTTCATGCGAGCCAAGATGCAGGTCAACAAGGTCGAGCGCTTCCCTGGCTCCGACAGGATCACCTGCAACGCCGTGGCCCGGTCGAGCGCCTATCCGGCCGACGGCTCCGACGAGGACAACACCTATGCGAAGTTCTCGCCGACCGGCGAGTTGACGCTGACGATCGCCAACCCGTCGCTGCTCGGCGCGGTCGAGCCCGGCATGAAGTTCTATCTCGACTTCACTCGGGCCGACTGACCGGCTCCCCAGCTTCGGCCGCGAATGGCCGGAGGCGCGGTATCGCCCTGCGATGCCCGCAGCCCTCCTTGGGCGTTTCCTCCCTAGACTTGGCCCGCTGCCCCTCGGGGTAGCGGGCCATTTTTCGTTTTTGCTTGATCCGCTTGCCTGCCCCGCGCGTTCATGGGGAATGACCATTCCGCGCCCGAAGACCACCCCGGCCGACCCCGACCACGTGCTCGATGCCGAGTTCGCGCTCGAGCCGTACTTCCAGGATCTCGCGGAGAAGGCGAAGGCGGCCGGCTGGGACGAGGATGTCGTGGCCATGGCGCTGGCCGGCCTCGCCGAGGCTCACCTCCACATGCGGAAGGCGAACGGCACCACGGATCTCGCCATCAGCCTCGCCCGCGCGAAGCGGCAGCACTAGGCTTCTGCTTTGGCAGCCTGATCACCGGCACCTTCGACGGCACGACCCCGATGAGCGGGATGATGATGGCGCGGCTCTTCATCTTGGCTTCTCCTTGTGTCCTGACCAGTCCGGCATGCGCGTCACCTCCCGGCTGCCGCAGGCAGAGCAGGCCGGCTGTCGGCCGGCCGTCGGGAAGGATTCGCCGTCGCCCGCCTTCAGCTGCGCCCAGCTCAGCACCGCGTGACGGCCGCAGCCGACGCACCAAAGCCTGACGCCAGCGACGCCCTGGGCCTTGAGCATGGCCACGGTCGGTGGGCCGACATGCGCCGCCGCCGACGAGCGGACGATGCGGGCACCATGGCGAAGCGTCACGGAACGGCCGGGCCGCTCGTTCACGGCGGCCTCGTAGGCGGCGATGCCGACGACGGCATTGCCGGCGACGGCCAGGGTCTCGGCGACCTTGTCGCCCTCCCAGACCTCCACTCTGAAGGGGTGCTCCACCTTTCCGCCCATATGGTTGCCCGTTCTCTCGTGACCGGGCAGGCGGGGCGGCGGCGCGCAAGCGCCACCCACTGCGGGACAAGCCGGCAAGCCATCCCCGCATCGCCTGACCACGTTCCGTGAAAGCGACCCGCCGCACGCACCGGTGCGCAGGGGGACGCTACTCTGTTCGCGGAATGTTCTCAATGGTCCCTGTGAATGAAGGCTCCCGCCGGGTGCGCCCGGTCCATCCCGCCGCGGCCTATATCGGCGGCAAGAAGCAGCTGGCGCGGCGCCTCGTCGCCATGATCGCGGCGGTGCCGCACGAGACCTATGCCGAGCCTTTCATCGGCATGGGCGGCGTGTTCCTGCGCCGCGAGCGCGCGCCGAAGTGCGAGGTCATCAACGACATCTCGGGCGATGTCGCGACCTTCTACCGGATCCTGCAGCGGCACTATGAGCCGTTCATGGACATGCTGCGCTGGCGCGTCACCAGCCGGGCGGAGTTCGAGCGGCTGATGGCCACCGACCCGGCGACGCTGACCGACCTCGAGCGCGCCGCTCGCTTCCTCTATCTCCAGCGCACGGCCTATGGCGGCAAGGTCGCCGGCCGCAGCTTCGGCGTATCGCCCGGCACGCCCGGCCGCTTCGACGTCGGCCGCCTGGCGCCGATCCTCGACGAGCTGCACGATCGCCTCGC